ACGACGCGAAGGCGGTGCCCTCGGGGAAGCCGGTGAACGCCGGGCAGTTGATGACCTCGACCGACGACGCGAAGGCGGTGCCCTCGGGGAAGCCGGTGAACGCCGGGCAGTTGATGACCTGGACCGACGACGCGAAGGCGGTGCCCTCGGGGAAGCCGGTGAACGCCGGGCAGTCGCTGACCCGGACCCACGACGCGAAGGCGGTGCCGGGCTCGATCCGGTCTCGGTCAGTGATGTATACGCGGTGGCTTACAGTGCCGGAATAAATGGTCATTTTGGGTTCCTTCGTTGTGCCGTTGCGCCGAGCCTGGCCCAGTTATTTCGCCGCGATGCGCGCCTTGGCCGCCCTGATCGCTGCATCGATTTCTTCGATCTGATCGTCGTCGAGCGCCGCGCGGTGCTTGATGTAGATCGTGTCGACCGCCTTCAGGTCGGCGGGGACCGCTGCAATCTCCAGCTCGCTCAAGATATGATCGACCGTCGCACGGCGGGGATCGGTATCGGTGTGCGCCTCGCCCCGCTGGCTATCGGCGGGCCCTTCACCGGCACCAGGGTTGTCGTCGTCCAGCGTGCCGTCGCCTCGACGCAGGGTTTCGGCATCAAGGCGGCGGGCAATGGCTTCCTCTTGGTCGCGGTCCACTTCGCCGGTATCTTCATCATACTCGGCGATCTGCATTGCGTCGCGGCGCGGCATTGGAGCGGAGACGACGCGGGCGCGCTCTGGGTCGACCTGAACTTCGTCAGGGGTGAATACGCCGAGCAGCACTTCGGGACACCACGCGCGGGCCCATGCGCGCGTGGTGTAATAAAGCAGTTGCTGCTCTGGGTCCGATTTCCACAACGGCGAGTTGCGCACTGTGATGCGCGCGATCGATTGCGTCTTGATTTTCTCGTCGTTCGGGTCCGCGCGCAGATAGCCACTTACGGTGCAACGCAGCTTTTCGCCCTCGCCCTCCATCCGGACGCGCAGCCGCCCCGATAATGCGCCGCTGCTGTTGACGACCGCGTTGACCAACTGGCTCTCGAACGCCGGAGGTGCGCCGTCCTTCGTGAAATACGCCTTATTGGCGACGGCGAACGGGTCCATGCCCCAGCGCGACGCTTGCATGATGATCGCGAGGCAGTTGCCTTCGTTGCCCCGGCAATGTTGCGGCACGAAATTGCTGCGCGACATGATCGTCGCCAGTTGCATCGCTTCGCCCATGCTCTGCGGCATGAACTGCGTACGTTGCGGGGATTCCGCGAGATTGGCGGCCGGGATCGCGGTGAGCGCTTGGCGCTCTTCGCGGCGCAGCGCGCGGTCTGCCGCCATTTCGCGGGCGATGACTTCAGGAACTTCGGCGGCGGGTTGGCTTGCCATGATAATTTTCTCCGTTCGAAATGAGGGTGATCAGAAGGGGGCGCATTCACACTCGCCGAAGGGCTTCGGCCCTCCGCAAGAGGCGCATGGCGGTGCCTTCACCGCCTCGCCCATGAAGGCTGGCGGCTCGAAAAGTGGCAGCGCAGCGACCGGCAGCACGGCGCGGATTGATGGGGGAAGCTGCCAATCCTCTTTCGGCTGCCGCGCTTCGGCGACCTCCGCCGAGCATGGGGTGAACTGATAAATCGACGATCCGCCGATCATCACGGGCTCAAGCAATCCGCCGTTGAACACTGCTTCGATGCTCATCAGCTTCGCGCCGAACCGCTCGACCTCTTCGACGCGACCGATGATCGTGCGGTGACCGAGAATTTCGACAATGGCGTATTCGCCGGGTGGAAGCGTGCTCACCGGACCGAACTCCCAACGGTCGAGTAGATCCGGCACCCTTTGATTTCGCGCAGCCCGTTCTTACCGCGCACCTGCGGTCCAATGACCTTTTGCAGCGCTTCGACCACAGTCGGGTGCTTGAGATAAGCATCCGGCACCTGGCGCACGTTGACGACCTCTACGTGCCATGTCTCCACCGCCGAAACGACGGTCCCATAATCGCCGCGCAGCGGGGCCTTGGCGATCGGTGCGGACATAAACACCGGCTCGAGTTCCGGTACAAACACCGGTTCAGGTACGACCTCGACCACGTTTACTTCAACGACGACGGTTTCCGCGTCGCGCGCTTCGGCAGCGGCACGCTCGTCCTCAATCGCTTGCAGCCGGGCGCGTTCCTTCCGCGCTTCCTCATCGGCAATGGCTTGCAATCGCTGACGTTCCGCCTCTGCCGCCGCGCGCGCCGCGCGCTCGGCTTCGGCGATGATCCGCTGGCGCTCAGCCTCGGCCAGCCGCGCTTCCTCGGCGATGCGGGCTTCCTCGGCGCGGCGCTTGCGCTCTTCTTCGGCAAGGAAGGCGTCAAGTAGCTTCCGCACCGTTGCGCCAGCACCGGTCGCCTTGCTGGCATAGTGATCGGCGCGGGCCTTAAGTGCGCGCTGTGCAGTCAATAGCGGGCGATTGAGCGTTTCGCGTTCTGACTCGATTACCTTCGCGGCGGCGCTGGTCATCTTGATGAAGTCGCCGTACCGGCCGGCGGTGTCCTTAGTTAGGCACGGACCGGCTCCGTTGGCCTTGATCACCATCTCATCGAGCCGAGCAAGCAAACCGTCATGCTCGCCGAGCGCCTCGTCGAAATCGATCAAAATGCGCTCGTCGATCGGAGGATTATTTCCACCGAGTACAGCGCGGGGATTATCCGAAAATGCAGTTGCCATGTCGGTGCCTTTCAAATGGGGAATGGGGCGTTGAGGAGATTGATAGGTTGGTCGGGACGCGCTTGCGGACTGCCGGGCGCGTGCTCTTCGCCCCACGCCTTGCGGGCGAGCAGGTAGGCATATTCCTGCGCGTCGATCGGATCGGCGGCGCAACGCGGCCACACCCGATCAAGCGCAACGGGCTTGCTGTTGGCGTGAGCTTGCCAGCGCGGGGATCGGTCCAACTCGGTGCCGTCGATCGGGTCCAGCGGCGGGCCAAACCATATCCGGACCGCGACGAAAACGCCGCCGCTGACCAGCTTCATCCGGTATAGCCCCGCGATTGGCAGGTCGGGGCTGAACCCCGGCGCACTGGCGGCGACTGGCGCGCGACGCTCGGTGTAATCGAGATACGCGCGGCTCATCGCAGCAGCGCCCGCAAGCGGGTCAGCACTGGGTCGCTGCAGTGTTCGCGCAGGTCGCGCAGCGCCGCGCGCTCACGCTCGCTGCACCGGGTGTCGGACGCGAGGAATTGCAACGCGCCGCGGATCTGGTCCGGGGTTGAGATTGGGGTGCCCATTAGAACCGCTCCCACTGCGCGTCGCGCTGCGCTTCACCGCGCGCGTCGGCGGCAGCCGCGATCTCGTCGGCCCAATGCTGGTCGCACTCTTCGGCATAGGCTTCGAGATCGATCGCGCTGGCTGGGATGTCGTAATCCGCGATCACCGGCGTGACGCCGATCACTTCGACGCGCGATTCCTCGGGCGGGTTGACGCTGTCGCCGTTGTACCCGACGTACCGATCGTACTCGACGATCACCTCGCACTCGCATTCGTTGCCGACGCTGTCGTGCCACATGGCGGTGCTTTTGAAGGTGTGGCTCATGCCAAGGCCTCCATTAGATCGTCAGCCGCCACGCCCATCACGCTCTTGACGCGGGCGCGCAGTTCGGTGCCGCAAGCCACGGCGCGTGGGGTATTCCGGTGCGCGAAAATCTCGTCGACCAACTGGCGCGGCGACAAATCGCCAGGCTCAAAATCAACCGCAGTCTCGGCAACAAATGCGTGGTCGCGGTCTGCGCTGTGTGGCACGTCGCTCGCCGTGTGGAATTGCCGCTGGACACCGCAGACGCTACAGCGCGCGACCGGGCTTGTGGGAGCGTGAATAGTCGCCATCACAGTGCACTCCCGTCAAGATCGAACAGATGCTCGGCATAGGTGTCGCGCACGATCCGCGTTTGGTAATCGCTGTACCGAGCGACCCCCTTCGACTTCTGCCGGACCTGATAGAATTTCAGAATCACCGCGCCGGTAAGCGTGTCGGTCACCCGCACGAAAAACTTCGACTTGTGGACGCCGCCGTGAAGGATCGCGAGTTCGAGCGTTTCGAACTCACCCTTGTCGTACGTGCGGCCACCGCTGTCGGCGATCTGGAACGTCTGGTACGTCTCGCGCACCATAATCTGCGGGCGGGAGGCCATCACGAACGCCCCCCGGTCTTGTACCAATCCCAAGCCATTGCCAGAGACGTGCCGATGACGGTGCCAGCGGCTGCCAGCGCGACCGCGAACAGGCAGCCGACCGCGTAGCCGTAGAGATCGTGCGCGCTCATGCCGCGTCACCGTTCAGAGCGGCGTCGATCGCAGCGGTAACGTGCGGCTGCGCAGAGATCGCGCCGCGAAACTGCTCCCGCGTCATCAACGTCTCTGTCTCGAGGATCGCGGTCAGCGCATCGGTGCGGATTGCCTCGAGCTGGTCGGCGCGGCTGTCGTCATAGCTGTGCCACTCGTCGCGGACACGACCGAAAGTCTGGCGGTGCGTAGCCCGCGAGGTCGGCTCGGTTGCGAAGCTGGCGAGAATTGCACGGGCGTCTGCGCGCTCGGTCCAGGGCAGCGCAAGCGATGCGATCGCGGCGTCAATGCTGAATTTTGGGTCGGCCTCGGCCATCTGCTGTCTCCCCGGCCACCGGGTCAGTGGGGCCGTTGAGATACCTTATCGTTGGGAATTTATGACACGTCAACCAAAATCATCATAAATTCCCAACATTCGCGATTTTCGGAGTTATCCCCCTGTTTTCCGCATGGCCCACTGGACATGTAGGAACCATGCGAACAGAAAAGGAACATGGAGCGCGCGAATCGGATGATTGAAGTAACGCTTGATGCCCCGGCCTGTGATTTGGGATGCGTCCCGTGCCTTCGCCGTTGCGCGGTCGCTCGCGTTATTTCCTCTTGGTGGCAGCGCGAAGAGGAGCGGTTGCTTCGAGATCGGCCATGTCTTCGGAGTCCTGCGCGGCAGGAATGGCTTCGCGATCTGGCGGAAGCGCAAGGACACCTGCAACAACTTGAACAAGATATTGTGCGCGCGCCAAAGATTTCCCGGGAAGCTGCGGCAGTGCATCGAGGATCGCCCGTTCTAAGGCTTGTCGATTCGGGATCCGCGCTACCCGACCTTGCGCCTCATCCAGAAAAAATTCTGCGAGCGTAACGCCGCGCGCGTCCAGGATCGCGCGAAGGCTATCAATGCTTGGATCACTCGGCGGCTTGGTCGGTGTGCCGCGCAAATTCGAAAACCATGAATTGTTGACGCCCGCGTCGATTGTCCACTGACGTTCACTTGGGCCGGGCGGAAAATTCGCCAGTTTTTTGGCGATAGCCAGCGCAGATGCTTGCGCGCGCTCCTTTTTTTCGGGTGTAGTTGCCATGTTGGGAATATCCCACACACGGCTAAAACCGGCTATTTCATTTATTCCCAGCATAGATGGTTGCACTGTTGGGAATTTATGATACTTGTTGGCGTTATGAGCATCATGACCGACGCTGAGCTGCTGGAACACGTCGAGGATTTCCTCGTGAAAACCGGCATGGCCCAAACCCGATTTGGGCGAGAGGTTATGGCTGACGGGGCGCTTGTACAGCACATGCGCGCTGGACGGTCGCTCTCGCTCACGAACGTGAACAAAGTGCTCGACTTTATGGCGGCGTACCACGCGACCGAGCCGCAGTCGGCATGAGCGCTCCGTTCACTCCCGAGCAGGAGGCGCGCATCGCTGAAATCGTCAGCGAAGTGATTTGCGCAAGCATCCGACAGGAGGCGCACGAACGTGCCGCAATGGTCGCGAGTGAAGCTGCCGACATCTCTTACCGGTACGCAAATGGGGAGCGTGTGCAAAATGGTTAGCGCGGGCGGTTTCGCTTTTCCTCCAATTCTAATTGGGTTCTCCGCACAATTCCGCGCAATTGCTCGGTTGGTCGGTAATCGCCGGTCGAGTGCATTCGTGTCGCATTTTCGATTTCGTTCAGGTCTGCGGCTTTCAGCCAATTCTTTTCGCGGGCTTTTCGAAACAGCACCAGGAGGAGCGATTGATGCGTTGCTGCGTCCAGCAGAGTTGCCTCTTGCTCCCGAACAGCCTTTTCCCGTCGCAGTAGATCGAGTTCCCACGCGACCATATCGGCTTCGCTCAGCTTTTGGGTCATATTTTCGCCCTTCGTCGGCCTGTTCCAACGCGACGATAGCTGAAGGCCGGAGTGAGTCCATCACTCCGGCTGGAAGGCCTGCAGCATGACGCCCGGCCTCGCCATCCTCGCATGGCTTGTCGCCTCGTTTCCGGTCGGCGTCGCGATCGGTCGCGTCGTCGCCGCCGCAGACGCCCGCCATCGGGACGACCGCAGTCATTCCGGCGAAAGCGAAGTGGATGGCGGGACTCAACATCATGGGAGCACGCAATAATGCCGCGCCGCAGCAATGTCTGTCCGCCAGAACCGCTGACGAAGGACAAGTTTCAGCAGCTTCTCGCAATCGCCTGGGGCCGGGTCGGTCCGACGATGACCTTCGTCAAGATGGCGTCGCGCATGGCGCTCAAGGATCCAAAGACGCTCAGCCGTGCCGTGGCATGCGAGAACCTCCCCGAGGCGCATACCGTGTTCAATTCGATCTGTGCCGATGAGACGGCGCTGCGCGAGGTGATGGCGCATTATGGTTACGAGCTGTCCCGCGCCACACCGAAAGCGGCCAACGATTTCGTGACACTCCACGGCGTTTGCGAAGTCGCGGCCGAACTTTCCGAGGCGCTGCGGGACGGCGTGCGCGATCACAACGAAACACTGCACATCGCCGACAAGCTCCGCCCGCATATGCCCGCGCTGATCGCGTTCCTCAATGAGGCCGATGCTTTGCGAGGTGCGGCATAATGGTAACCCCCCGCATCCTGCAACAGCAGTTGCTCGACCTGATCCGCATCAGCATTGACGGGGGCCGCGAGGCACCGAGCGATGACGCCATCGCGGCGCGCTTCAACCTGCGCGGCATTGAGACGGCACGTTCGCTGCTGGCCGATCTGGCCGACCAAGGCGCGATCACGATCAGTGGCTTTGGCCCGACGCGCAGGATCACGCTGGGCCGCAATACCGTCCAGCCCAAGCCCGCGCCGCGCCCGATCCCCGCAGTGGTGAAGCGCACCGCCGGTGCCCGCGACGGCAGTATCGATGCTGGCCTCGCGAAAATCAGCCAGATCCTCGCGCGCGGTCGCTCCGCCGTCGCGCCAGACACCAAGCGCGCCGCGCCGCGCAAACCGATCTCAGTTTCGCCGAAGACGTCGCCGGGCCCGAAGCCTTGTGATGCGGTCGGCGAAGGGGCGCAGCAGGGTTCCTCCCTGGCCCGTGTTGCTGCGCCCCACCCTATCATCGGCATGGAGATGCCACGGCGGCCAGTGACCGCACCGGTGGCCGATGCGACACCGCCGAAACAGCCGGGCAAGACGCGAGGTCGCGATGCCGAATCGCGCGCGGCACCGATTGCGCCGCGCAGTGAACGGCGGCAGCTCAACATTCATTTCCCAAGCGACGCGTTTGCCAAGCTGGAGGACCGGGCGGCGGTGGCGGGTGTTTCGCCGACGCGCCATGCCCGCGACGTCATGATCGCGCATCTCGACGACCGACTGCCTTCGCCGACCAGCCGCACGATCATCCCCGCCTCTCTCGCCGCCGCCGCGATCCGCGACGGTTTCCCGGTGGTCGAGTTCGCTCAGCGCATGATGGCGCTCGGGCTCGCCGCTTACTCGCATGAAATGGTGATGGCATGACGTATTTCCGCCCATGCAAAAACTGCGTCCGCGAGAAATTGGCTTGTGGTCGGCGGGAAGGCGTTCGTGCCTTAATCAAGGGCGCTGGCCTAACCTCGGTCGCATTCCGCTGCGCTGAGCGGCAACCTCTCTATGCCATCGGACAGCGTGTTGCCGTGACATGGTCCGTCAACAGTAGTTGCGATCCCGAGTATCCAGAATGGGGTGCGGAGACGTGGCCTGCCACAGTCGTCGCGGAGCGCGGAACAAAGTTTCAGATCTTGGTCGATGACGTGACCAGTGATTGCGAAACATCGGCACGCGACTTCATCCAAAACGAGTCACTATACGCCAAGGTCACCACCGCGAAGCTGACCGCATTGGACGAGCCCCCGCGTGCTGTTTGCTCAACATGTCAAGGCGTGGTTCAGCAGGATGGCACGGTCGCGGGGTGCTTCGGTCAAGACGCACAAGGTAGTTTCGGAGGGTATGTCCCGACCGGGTGCATCAAAGCACAAGCCGCATGCGTCGTGATGGCATCGTGATGACCGAACTCGTCACCGGAATCGCGATCGGCGCGGCGTCGATGCTGCCGGTCATCGTCTACCTCTATCGCTGCAACGCACCGCTCAGGGCTTACGCCCGCGTCGGTCGCGCCCGCCTGGCGGCACTCGCCAAGGCGAAGGCCAAGCGCGCGGTGGCGCGATGATCTGGCGTCGAACCGACCGACTGCGGGAGATCTGACGCGCGGTCGCAACCCCATCAACCACGAAGGAGCATGAGCATGAGCGACGAACCATATGACAAAACTTCGGGAGAGATTTTCTCTTCCCGAGCTGCGGACGGGAATCGCCTTCCGCCAGCCGCCAATAGCTTTGGGGACTTCATCCGATTCCTCGAAGACGGTCAGCTCGACGCCGAAATGTCGGAGGTCCTGCGACGCCTGTCGAGCGACATGGCGAACAATGCGATCGAGAGCGGCGGCAAGGCACGCGGCAAGCTGACGCTGACGCTCGACTTCGGCCTCGATGGCCGCGTCTTTACCATCAAGGCGAAGCACAAGGTCGACGTGCCCGAGGCCAAGCGCCCCAACAGCGTCATGTGGTCGACCGAGGACGGTCGCTTCACGCCGAGCAATCCGCACCAGGGCAACCTGTTCGGCGTCCGCGAGGTCCGCAGTCCGGGCTTCCGCGACGTCGGCTGATCGTCGCCAACATCGCACCATCACAAGGGAAGGACCGAACAATGAACGACCCAACACTGATCAATAGCGACGGCTTCGTCGCCGAAGTTCGCGATCTCGTCGAAACCTACGTGACCGCCGAAGTGATCGAGGTCACCGAGCCGGGCAGTGGCGTGAAAGCGCTCGCCGTCCGCTCGGGCAATACCGTGACGCCGATGGCCGCAAGCGTGTTCGATCAATACCGCACCAACCCACTGCGGCGCGCTGGCACTGCGACCATGTTGTCGCTCGACAGCCTCATCGACCACGTCAATCGCTTCAAGGATGCCGATACGGTCGTCTTCGCGGACGACAGCCGGTCTGCACCATCGATGACTGCCGTGCTCGACTATCACCGCGCAGGCGCAAGCGGCGATCCGCGGTTCGGCAAACATCGGTCGCTCTACGCATTCCCGCTTTCGGACGAGTGGAAAGCATGGAGCAAGGCCAACGCCGAAGTTATGAGCATGGCCGACTTCGCCGCATTCCTCGAAGAGCGGATCATCGACGTGCTGTTCGTCGAACCGGGCGAAGATTTGCCGGAAGACGTTCAGCGTATGCTCGATGCGCTCGGCAGTGGCGCGGTCGCATCCCCAAACAAGTTGATGGAACTCGCACGCGGTCTTCAGATCAACGAATCGGCGGTCGTCCAGGAAGCGGTCAATCTGCAGAGCGGCGAAGCGACGATCCGTTTTCAGGCCGAGCACACCGATCAGAACGGCGCGCCGCTCAAGGTTCCATCAATTTTCCTGATCGGCATTCCCGTGTTCAACAACGGGCCGCTATATCGGCTCGCCGCACGGCTGCGCTACCGCAAGAACGCGGGCAAGATCGTATTCTGGTACGATCTGTGGCGCACCGATCGGACGTTTGATCACGCGTTCACGGAAGCGGTCCAGCGCGTCAAGATCGAGACCGAACTCCCGGTCTTGATCGGCAAGCCGGAAGCCGCATAATGCGCTGGCCGGCCTTCCTCACACGCTCGTCGCGCCGACCAACATCGACGCAAGAGCAGCTGCGCGCCTTTGACGAGCAGCTCGAACGCAACCTTGCATCGAGGAAGGCCGACCGCGCCGCGCGCCAGGAAAGCGCGCGGCGCGGCGCGGCCACGAAGGTGCACCTTGCACTGACACGAGATCCGCTCATCAATGCCAAGGCCCGCTAATGTCTGCTGTGATCACCCTCGTGTGGCCGCCGTCGTCCCTGTCCGGTCACGCGAACGGCAACCGCTGGGGCAAGTCCGCCGTGGTGAAAAAGCACCGTGCCTGGGCGCGCATCGCGACGCTTGAGGCTGGAGCGATCGTTGTGCCCGAAACCGGCGATATTCCGGTGCTGATAACGTTCGTGCCGCCAGACGGACGCAGCGACCGGACCAATTTTGCGAACCGCATGAAGCCCGCGATCGATGGTATCGCCGACGTTTTGCGCGTCAACGACAAGCGGTTCGTGCCGTCGTACGCCTATGCCGCGCCAGAGAAGCCCGGTCGGGTTGAGGTGCGGGTCGGATGAGCGTCGTCGCCCTCCTGCCCGTACCCGGAAATGCCGAGGCCGCATGGGAGCGCTACGCCGCGCTCGCGCGCGACTGGGCCGAAAGCGGTGACATTCGCGTCGATCTCGAAGCCAATAAGCGGCTTGCCCGCGCCTGGCAGGAATGGCGCGACCTTTTCCTCGCATTGGACAATCGATGCTGATGCGGCGCTACGAAACGGCGGTCGCTCCCGCCTACCCCGAAAGCGTCACACCTCTCGAGGGTGAGATCGCCATGCTGGCGATGCTGCTGAACGACAACCGCCGCGTGGACACCGTGGCCGATCTGCTACGCGGCGAGGATTTCGCGGAGCCGCTGTTCGGGCGATTGTACGATCGCATCGTGCAAATAGTATCGGCTGGGCAGCAGGCGAACCCGATCACGCTGCATCCGCTTTTCGCGGCCGACCCCGGCTACATCGAAATGAACGGCATGGCGTTCCTCGCCGACTTGACCGGCGGCGCGGCGAACATGGCGTTGCTGATCCGCGCGCGCGACCAGGCAGAGACGATTGCCGAATGCGCTGCGCGCCGCCGCCTCATTGATGCCTCCAACGCGTTGCTCGAGCGCACCGCAGACCGCGAACTGACCCTCGCGACGCTCGTCGACGAAGCCGATGCCGCGCTGGTCGCCGCCATCGAGCGCCGCGAACCGTCGCGTCAGGCCACGTTGGACCAAGGCATTCGCATGGCGCTCGACCGGATCAAACTGATCAAGGAAAATGACGGAAAGATCGGCGCATCTACCGGCCTGCTGGAGCTAGATCAACTCGTTGGCGGTTTTGAGCCGGGACAGTTGATCATTGTCGGTGGACGCCCTGGAATGGGCAAGACTGCGGTGGCGTGCGGGGTTGCGCTTGGCCTCGCGCGCAATGGGCATGGCGTCCACTTTGCCAGCATGGAAATGAGCAGCAGCGAACTTGCAACGCGCATGATGGCTGACTTGGCCTGCCGAGCGCTTGGCGACTGGATCCCATTCGACGCCCTTATTGAGGGACGGACAACGCCGAATCAGGACGAGCGCCTTTCGCGCCTGCGCGCCGCAAGCCGCGAATGGCCGCTCGAAATCGACGACCGCAGCGCTATGTCGGTCGCTCGGTTATCGCTCGCCGTCCGCCGCACCAAGCGCCGCATGGCGGCCAAGGGCCAAACGCTCAAGGTCGTCATTATCGATTATCTCCAGTTGATGACATCCGAGCAAAAGGGCCAGTCAGCATACGAGACCGTTTCGGCGATTTCCAAGGGTCTCAAGATCCTCGCGAAAGACCTGGAAGTGACGGTGATCGCGCTGGCGCAGCTTAGCCGCGCGGTCGAGCAGCGGGACGACAAGCGACCCCAACTCGCCGATTTGCGGGACAGCGGCCAGATCGAGCAGGACGCCGATGCGGTGCTGTTTCTGTTCCGCGAGGAATATTATCTCAGCGGCAAGGCCAAGGCGGGCAATGAGGAGGCCCATGAGCGCGCCAGGGCGTCCGCAGCGGGCAAGCTGGAGCTAATCCTCGCCAAGCGCCGCAATGGGCGCACAGGGCGCGCTACGGTCCAGTATCTGACCCCTTATCAGGCTGTGCGCAGCCTTGACTGGGGTCGTATATGAGCGACGCGGGCTACGTTCGCCTCTACCGCAGCCTCATCGGGCACGCGGCATTTCGCAACGACGCGGAAGCGATGGCGTTCGCATGGATGATCGCGCGGGCCGCGTGGAAGCCCTCGCGTGTCCGCTACAAAGGACATGCTCTTACCCTCAATCGCGGCCAAGTTGCCATCTCGGTTCGAGACTTTGCAGACGCCATGGATCGCGACAAAGGCTGGGTCGAACGCCTTTTGAGGCGTCTCAAAACCGAGACAATGATCGAGACACACACCGAGACAGGTGTGATGGTCGTAACTATCTGCAAATACGATGAATATCAGGCAGAAGCGGAACCGCGCGAGACACCTAGAGAGACATTGCGCGAGACGCACGCAAGACAGACGCAAGACACAGAACAAAGAAGAGAAGAATTAAAGAAAGCTATTCCCGAACGCGATGCCGTTCCGATCGGGGAATTTGATCAGCGATGCCGTGCGCTGGCCCAAATCATCAACCTCACCCGACCGATTGCTGCATCGGATCGAGCCCAATTGCAGGCTTGGATCAGGGAGGGGTTCCATTTCGAATACCACGTCATCGAAGGCGCGAAAGCCGTCGTTGCGCGGGAGGAGGCGAAAGGCGGTTCGGTCCGGTCTTTCAAATATCTCGACGGCGGGATCCGCGATTACCGCGCCGAATGGCTGGCGGAGCGTAACCGCCTGAACGGAGCGGCGGCATGAGCGGCCTGCGATCCTCCCTAACCCCGCACGCCGGTTCGACGGGCGACCCCGATGCCGTCGCAGCCCGCAAGGCAGCGCGAGACGCATTCCACGCCAGCGACATCGTGCTGATCCGGCTCGCCTGGCTGAACGCTGCGGACCGGCGCGACCTGATCCGGATCGCGGAACGGGTCCACGGCCGACGCAGATCGGGATGAGAAAATTGATGTTTGAGCGGGCGCATCAATCGGATTTTGGAGAAGTTGCTATGGTTTCGGGGCCGGGGGAAAATGGGGAACGTCGCATGACAGTGGCGGAAATGCGTGCTTTCGAGGCTGAACGGGTGGCTGCGCTGCTCAAACGCGACCGTGCCGATTTCAAGGCGGAGCGGCGGCGGAAGGACGCGGAACGCGAGGTGAAGGCCGGGAAATTCGGGAATATCGAGGACACGATTCTTGGCCCGACGCCCGAGTTGATGCGCACCGGGGAGTTCGCGCCTCACACGCCGGACAAGACCGACGGCACGGTGCGGTCGCTCACCACGCTGCGCCGGGTCCAGCACAGCCGGATCATCGCGCTGCATTCGCGCGGCGTGCTGGACGACGACACATTCCCGGCGTGCCTGTGGTATCGCAAGGCTTGGGAAAATTGCGGCTTCGATCTCTCCGCTTCGGCGGCGGCATGGGGCGAACAAATCCCCGGTGAGCGGTCCTATGGCTTTGGGCCCAAGACGCCGGCGCAGGTCGAGGCGCGGCACAACTTCCGCCATGCCCGCGACGTGCTGGTGCCGGACACGTCCGTCCTCGCCGACGTGCGGTTGCTGGCGCTGTTCGACCGGGTCGTGCTGGACGAGCTGACGATCGACGAGGTGGCGCTCGAGCACCAGTGCAGGCGGTCCACAGCGACGCTGCGGCTTCAGCTGGTCGCGTGGCGGCTGCGCGGCGGAATCGGGCATTTGCTACCGTCGCGCGAGATCGGCGCGTTGGGTGGCGAGGCGAATGCCCCCGGTAAGCCCGCTGGAAGCTCGCCAGAGGCCCGTGAGGCCCTTCCGGATACCAATCCCGCCCTCTTGGACGATCGGGGCTATTTCCGGCCCTGGGCGGAGGTCGCGGAAATTCTTCGAACTGCACTCAATGAGGAGGACGCGTGATGGATATGGATCGGCGAAGTGATTTCGACAAACGTTGGAAATCCATCGAAACGCAAGGCAACCGCATCCGGTTGATGGCGTGGTTCGCCACGGCGTTTACCATTGTGTTGATGGCGACCATGCTTGTCGGCAGCATTTACGTGCTGGCGCATCCGGAGATGTTTGGCCGGTTCGCAAGTCGGGTCATGGCTGGGTATGAGGAGCGCCAGCCATGACCTGGCCCTTCCGCCGAAAGCGCACACCGGAGCCCGAGCCGAAGCATTTCGGCCCGACATCGGTCGACTGGGTGCCGGGGGACATCGCCGAGTGCATCCACGGTGGCGAATGGTACGGCAAGACGGGCCCCATCTCTGGGCCAGCGCTTGGTTCTCAGGCCATGGTCATTGAGGTGTTCTACGGGCGCGATTCAGCCGGGGCGCGGGGGACAACGTTCGCTTTGCGCCTGATTGGGATGCCGTCCCACCTTGGTTGGCCCTGCGACAATTTCCGCAAGGTGGTGTTGCGCGACACCGGGGCTGATCGCGTGGTTGGCAAGCGTGCGCCGGTGCGGCCGAAGGTGGGCGCGTGATGGCAGAAACGATCATTGGAACCGACGCGCGTCTCGAAATCATGGGCGACGGAGGTTGGTTCGAAATCTCTCAACCGAGGTTGGAGACCTCAGCGGTCCGCGCCCGGCTGGACCGGTGGACGGCACAACGTGCGCTTGAGGCTGGCGTCGCGGCCTGGTGGAAACGCTACCGGGTCCAAGCCTTGATCGAATGCCCCTTGACTTTCGGGACGCCACAACGGTACACGCAGCATCACTGGTAGAAATCCGCCCGGCAGCTCAACGGCTCGTCGGGCTTTTTTGTGCCTTGGCTTTGTCGCGACCGCGCACGGGCCGCTCCAGCATCGTCGGAAGGGGGTGATCTGCGGCCTGTGGCGCGGGTGACCAGCGCCTTTCCCATGGAGATTCCGATGGCTGTGAAGCCCAAGGCTGTTGAGCCCCGCAAGCTCACCCCGCGACAGCGCGCGTTTGTCGAGGAATACCTTACCGACCTGAACGCGATGGCCGCCTATATCCGCGCCGGTTTTTCGGCGAAGGGCGCGGACCATCATGCGCACGAGCTGCTGCGCGCCCCGCATGTTGCTGCTGCGGTCGCGGAAGCGATGGAGGTCCGTAGCAAGCGCGTCGCCGTCACCGCTGACATGGTGCTCGAGCGGTGGTGGAAAATCGCCACAGCCGATCCGCGCGAACTGACGCAATATCGCCGGACTGCCTGTCGGTACTGCTATGGCGAAGGCCACGACTTCCAGTGGATCGACGAGGTTGAATTTCAGGCAGCGGTCGCTGACGCAGTTGAGCGCAAAAAGCCCGCGCCGCGCAAAGCAGGCGGTTTCGGGTATGTCGAGATCGCCGATGCCCATCCGCAATGTCCGCGTTGCAATGGCGAGGGTATCGGTCGGGCGCATGGTAAGGACACACGGCACTTGAGCGCTTCTGCGTCCTTGCTGTTCGACGGGGTTAAAGAGACGCGGGACGGCGTTGAGATTAAAACGCTCGACCGCATGAAGGCATTTGAGAACGTCGCGCGCCACCTCGGCATGTTTGTCGACAAGGTTGAGCATACCAGCCCAGACGGATCGATGACGCCGCTGCCGCCGGTCTACAACATCACCGGGACGTGACACGGGAGGTCTTGGACATATTCCCGGCCTATCGGGATTATCTCCAGCCAGCTCGCTTCAAGGTCGCTTATGGTGGGCGAGGCAGCGCCAAGACGCGCACGTTCGTTGCAATCCTGGTGTCGAACGTCCTCTACCACGGTTGGCGGGTCGTCGGCTTCCGCGAAATCATGAATTCGATCGAGGACAGCGTCTATCAGGAGTTCGTTGCCGAGATCGAGCGGCGCAATCTTGGACGCTTTTTCAATATTCTCAAGACCGAGATAAAATGCCAAATCTCTGGCGGCACTATCAAATTCTCGGGCATTAAATCGAACGCGACCAGGCTGAACACACAGAAGCTCAAGGGCTTTTCGAATTTCGACGCGGCGTGGCTGGAGGAAGCGAACCCGATTTCTGCGGAAAGCTGGAACGCCCTGATCCCGACGATGCGCAAGGACGGGTCGGAAATCTGGGTATCGTTTAACCCGGAAAACCCGCTCGAAGAGACCTATCAGCGTTTCGTCGCAAACCCGAAATACCCGGCTGAAAAAGACGGCAAACCCTATTGCATCGTCCGCAAGATCAATTTCACCGAGAACCCGCGGTTCCCCAAGGAATTGGCTGACGACGCCGAGTTGATGCGGCTCACGGATCCCGAACTGTATCGCCACATCTATCTAGGCGAGCCTGTTTCCAACAACGCGCTTGCGATCATCAAACCAGCCTGGATCGACGCCTCGGTAGACGCACACCTCCACATTCCGGACTTCCCATTTGGCGGCGGCACCATCGCAGGCATGGACGTGTCGGGCGGGGTTGAGGGTGACGTCGCGGCTCCGAAGGCCAACGATCCAAACGCACTCGCGTGGCGCTACGGTAGCATCCTCGTTGGATTGGAAGAGTGGCAGGACGAGAACCCTAACGCCGCCGCTGCGCACGCCTACGCGATCGTCACGCGCGAGCGCATCGACGCGTTGCAGGCCGACGATATCGGCGTGGGGGCGTCAGTTCCGGGTGAGTTCAAGCGGCTGCAAAACGAGGCGGTGGCGAGATCGCCGAACCTGCGGCTAGTCGAGTTTGGCGGCTGGACCGCCTCCCGCTCGCCTACCCGCCCGAAGGAAGAATATCAGCCCGGCAAGACGCACGAGGATATGTTTTCCAATCTGAAGGCCCAGGGCTGGGGCACGCTTGGCGACCGGTTCCGCAATACCTGGCAAGCACGTAATGGCCTCCCCTTCGACCGCGACAAGCTGATTTCTATCCCGTCCGGCCTCCCGCTTCGCGAGAAGTTGCAGGCCGAATTAGCGCAGCCGCGCCGCGAAACGATCAACGGGCGCATGAAAGTCGAGAGTAAGCGGCTGCTGAAAAAGCGGGGCATCCCCTCGCACAACCTCGCTGACGCAGTCGTAATATCGTTCTGGCCTGCCGAACCTGAAACGGGTCATCAATTTAGGTGGGGATGACATGGCCGAAGGATTCCTCAAGCGCATCGGCATCGGCCGCAGGCGTCACGAACCCGCGCGCGCAACCGAAGTTAATCCTGCGCTGTTCGGGTTCGGGCGGACGCGGCAGGCCAAGCAACTCGTCTGGAAGCCAACCCCGCGCAACCTTCGGTTTTTCTCCCGAACGCCCTATGCTCGCCGCGCCATCAACGCGATTAAGAACCCGATCGCGATGCTGGAATGGGAGATTGTGCCAGCGCCCGGCGTCAAGGAAACGCCGGAGCTGAAACGCCAGATCGAAGTCGCGACCTATTGCCTCGCCAATCCCAACCGGGACGACAGTTGGCGCACCCTCGCCGAACAGGTGCTCGAGGATACATTGATCGGTGCCGGGGCGATCGAGACGCAGGTTTCTGGCGACCCGACGCGCCCGGTTTGGTTCTGGCCCGTCGATGGCCTCTCAATCCAGGTTTACCCGGCTTGGGCTGGCGGCAAAAACGAGGCCCGTTATGCCCAGACGGTCGGGACGGGCACCTATTCTGGCGGTGGCCCGGCGATCCAGCTTCGCGACGACGAACTGATCTACATCCGGCCCAACCCGACCACGGCCTCGCCGTTCGGGCTCGGGCCGCTTGAGGTCGCGTTCAACTCGATCAGTCGACAAATCGGCGTGTCGGAATTTGCTGGCAACGTCACCACCAACGCCAAGCCGTCAGTCATCATCAACCTGGGCGAAGGTGCGGACGCCACGGCACTGACCGCGTTTCGCGCGTATTGGACCAACGAGATCGAGGGGCAAGGCAAGACCCCGATTATGGCCTCCAAAGGAGGATCGATCGACCGGCTCTATCCCGAAGGTGACACCGGCCTATTCCTCGCTTGGCAGGAATTTCTCAAGACCGAGATCGCGATCGCATTCGACCTTTCACCGATGAATCTCGGGGTGGAGCGAGACGTCAATCGGTCGACCGCAGAAGTCGGCTCCGACCGTGATTGGGAGCAAGCGATCAAGCCGCGCGCGATGGAGCTTGCATCTTACATCACGCGGCACGCGCTGCACCGGCGGCTCGGGTTTTATCAGTTGCAGATGCGGTTCATCGGCCTTGACCGCGAAGACGAAAAGCGTGCGGCGGAGGTGTTCAAGCTGGAATTTGAATCCGGCGGCATCACGCCAGACGAATACCGCGAAACCAGAGGCCGGCCGCCGCTCAAATCGAAATGGTCCAGCCTTACCGGCGTCGATTTGGCGATGGCGAAAGCCGCCGCAGCCGGATCGAAGCAGGTGTTCGATCCCGATCTGCCCGAACGCCACGACAACCCGCCGCAACCGGTGAACCCCGAAAAGGAATAACGATGGCCCAAGATCTGCACACCGTTTCCGTCTCCGATCTTTCCGACCCGCTGGCGCAAGCCGACCGCCTGGTGTTGGTGCTCAAGAAGGGCGTCGCCAATGCGGCTGGCAGTGGTGCCGGAGCGTCGGTTACCGTCGCGCTGACCGGGTTGCGCCTTCCTGCAAAATACACCGTTTTCGTGACGCCTGACCAAGACGCGACGCACTGGATCACCGGGCGCAGCGCGACGGGTTTCACGGTGAACCTGTCGCCCCGCCTCGCCGGTTCCACGCTCGCGGCTGGCACGCTGGATATCCTCGTCCTCGCCTGATCCCTCTCTCGGGGTTCCTCCCCTTTCCCCGAGGCCAACTGGCCCCGCTGGCGCGACCGGCGGGGCCATTTTTGTACCGGAGCACCACATGACCGACGAAACCAGCGGCGCCCCGACCGATGAACAAATCGCCGCAGCGCGCTCCTCTGCCGACGCACTGGTCGCGTCCAGCGTCGCTGATCTGGTGGTGTTGATCGAAGGGGTTGATTTGTTGACGCTTCGCTTTGCGCTTGAGGCCGAACAGGCCAAGGGCGAAGCGGCGCGCAAAGGGGCTATCGCAGCGCTCCAGTCCGCGATCGACGGTCATCCCGAATTGTCGGCACAGGCCGCCGATAACGCCGAGCCGACGGAGCCCGGCACCGTTTCGCTCACGCTCGGCGCAAAAGTTGGCGAGTCTCCGCTTTCCATCCAGATGACCGCCGACGGCGCACCGATCGGCGAACCCATCATGGTGCCGGTGCCGACCGACCCACAGCTTGACACGACGGTCACCACCACCGCCGATGAGCCCCTCCAAGACATGCCCGCCGATCCCGATGCGGTCAGCAGCCCCCCGCCGCGTCCGCATCAAAGTCTGGTCGACCAGCTCGACATGCGGTGGACCGAGATGAAGGAATTCGTCCGGCACCTCGAAGGCGACGTCGAGCATGAACTCGGCGAGTTGCTCGCTTTCGTGCGTTCGAAGCTCTGACGCCGTGACGATGGCGCTCACCAAGGCACAGCGGGAAGCACTCCCGGACTCGGCTTTCGCCGTTCCGGGCAAGCGCTCGTTTCCGCTGGTTGACGAGCGCCACGTCATGATGGCGCGCGCGCAGTTTGGAAACGCCACGGGGCTTACGGACGACGAGCGCGCAGACGGCCGGGCAGCGATTCAGGCGCGCGCCGCCGAACTCGGCATCGACACGTCGGGTTGGGATACGATCCGATCCCTGAAACTTGAGGCGATGGCCCTCACCCTGCCGGACGTCGTCGATCACCCCAACCGCATGCCGTTCAGCGGCGTTCTGGTCCATCTTGATCAGCCCAGCGACGCGGCACCGCACGGTTCCAAGGGCAAGCGCATCATCATGTCGGCCAGCGCCGCCCAAGCTGGGCTTGCCAGCCTGATCGGCATGGCGGTCGACTTCACACCCGATTTCGATGGGCACGACGCCCAACGGAAGATTGGCGTCATCACTGGCGCTACCATCGAAGGCAGCGATCTGCGGATCGAAGGCTTTCTCTACGCAAGCGATTTCCCCACGGAAGCCGCCACGATCAAGGCCGACAAGAGCAACCTGGGCTTCAGTTTCGAGGCCCAACAAATTCACGTCGAGAGCCTTGATACGGACCCCTTGGTCATCACCGCCTGCGTGTTCACCGGCGCTGCCATTCTCAAGAAGAAAAAGGCCGCCTTCACAACCACATCCCTCGCCGCATCGGCGAATGCCGGAGAAATCGACATGACCAAGGAAGAACTCGAAGCGATCCTCGCCGCTGCGCTCAAGCCGGTGACGGACAAGATCGCAACCATCGAAGCGAGCCAGACCGAGATGGCTGGCAAGATCGAAGCGGGCAAGGATTTGCACGCCAAGGTTGCCCCACACGCCGACAAATTGCGCGCCTGCGCCACTGGCATGCAGGCAGCGGGCGTTGGCCTCCACGCGACGCGCGGCCATGTCGCGCTGCTCAATCGCATGGCCGACGGCATGGAAGCCGAAGCAATGGGCGGTTCGATGCCGCACATCTTCCGCGACCACGACTATGCCGGTGGTTCGTATATGGCCTCGTCCGACGAAAAGAAGGTCGAGAAACCCGCCGACCCTGCCATCGCCGCGCTCAAGGACGAGGTCGCAAACCTCGGTACGAAGCTGACCGATGCCATCGCCGCCGGCCGCGCCGATGCCCCGGCCCCGGAACGCAAGACGCTCGCACCCGCCATCACGTCGCTGCTCGCCAAGGCGGGAATCGACGCGCCAGACGGGGGTGAGAAGATGTCGGTCCAGAAGCTCGACCAGATCCTCGCAGCCTCCAGCCTCGGCGTCTCCGAACGCATCCGGGTGAAGCAAGAGCTTTATCGCGCCGGTTCGATCGACGCCTGACCCCGACACGCCTCTAAAGGAGCGACAAGCAATGGAAAAATATACCTCGCCCGATGGCCGCGTGACGGCCTCGTTCAGCGGCTCGATGAGCGCCGCTGCTGATTATCTTGGAAACGGCGCGATTGAAGTCAATCGCTACGAAACCGAAATCGCCGACATCGTTCGCCGTGAATCGGTTTTCCTCAATCGCGTGCCCGAAATGCCCGCGACTGGGCATCCCCACCGGTTCTTCGACCAGACGGCCATCGCAACCGGATCGTTCAGCGACGTCCGCACGCTGACCGTAAGTGCGACCGGCCCAACCCGGGCCGAGCGCTCGGTCTACATCAAGGCGGTCACGGCACAGACCAACTTCGGCCTGTTCGATGTCGATGTCACCCGCATGCAGGGTCAGTTCGGCTATGTCGAAGCCAAGGACATTGAGGATATCACTTCGGGTATCGTCATTGCGGAAGCGTCGGCGGTTTGGGCTGGGACCGCAACCGCGATCTCGGACAGCGCAACCAATTCGTTCTGCGGATTGCTGACGCAGATCAGCAACCAGGCGACGATTGCGCTCGGGGCTTCGATCATCGACGGCCTCAAGGCCAAGGTGGCGGCAATGTTTGCCAACCCGACCCAGGCACCGCGCCCGACCGCCATCTACCTCAACCCGATCCTCGCCGATCTGATCGACCGCGAGGCCAAAGCCGCGCACATCGATCTGCGCACGGTCGAGGTCGCGGCAGGCGTCACCGTCACCTGCATCAACACGCAGGCAGGCGTTATCCCGCTGATTCCGGAGCCGTTCATCCCGGCAACGACCGATACCAGCTATGGCTTCGCGTCGCCGGGTTCGGGCAATTCGAACTATTTCGCGGTCATCGTGACCGAGAAGATGATCGAGCGTCCCGTCGTGCATGGCGGTGACGGCAATCTGAAGCCGCGCATTTTCCAGCTCGGCCTGCTGTCCGGGCTCCAGGGCCAGTATGTCGGTGTCCACTTCTCGACCATCGTCGCGAAGCGCGCCGACGCGGCCCATGCTGTGGTCGCTATCGTCCGCCCGACCGTTTCGGCGGGCTAATTGCCTCAGGGGCGGCCTGCGGGTCGCCCCACCCTTTTCCGGGAGCAAGCCAATGCGTGTCTTTCATCCGACCCGCAAAGGGCACTCGCTGTTCGTTGCGCCTGCGGCCGATCCGCGCGCGCAGTCGGGCAGCATCGACGCCGATTGGCTCAATGGCGACGGTTCGCCAAAGTCGATCACGGTTAACTTCGATGCAGAGGGCAAGGCCTATGTCCCTGACCCGCTTGGCCGCTATTTGATCGCCACTGGACAGGCGACGGGCCTGTGGCTGCCCCGCTTCCTGCTCGCCGCCTGATGCCCTCCGCCTATCTCATTCCCAGCGAATACGACCGCTACGGCGTGCCCGATGCGACTGTGTCCGACGTGGAAAACGCCAGCACGCTGGTGGATGGCTATCTCCAGCGCCCCGAAGGCCTGACATGGCATGCCGACGCGTCGGGCCTGCCCGTCTATATGGCGGGTATGAGCGCAACGTATGCGCTCGCCTTACCCTCCGCGATCAGCGCCGGGGTCAACGTCACGATCAGCTTTCCGGCGGCATCCGCTGGCATGGCCGACCTGCTTGGCGAAGTGTTCGTCATCGACCGGAATGACCCGGCAAAATGCGAAGCGGTGACCGTCTCCGCCGTCGACCGCGAACACGGCACCCTTACATTTTTCCGGGTCGCTCGTCCGCACGCGCAGGGCGCAACGATGGAGGCCGGGTTGCAGATTGTGGAAGAGCGCGAGCTACCGGCGAAGCGCTCGATCACGCGGGCATCACGCTCGCCGATCGTCAGGCTTTTGTCCGGGTTGGGCCGCTACAGCTATGGCAGGCGCTCAGATCAGGTCTCAGGCTTGATGAATGATGCCAGCCTGCTCGCCGCAGTTCAAACCTTCGGCGGGCCGCCTGCGTGGATCCCGTTCGATCCGGCCACCGCCTCGATCAGCGCCGCTACGGGAGAAATCTGGGTGCCGGCGGGTCAATTGATCGCCTATTATTCCGAGGTGCGCTTGCGCTACGTCGCGGGCTTTCCGGTGAACGGCGTTCCGGAAGGCGTGAAACAGGCGACCGCGTCCCTGATCCGCATCAACAACAATTTCGATGACATCCCCGGCAGCTTCCGGACGTTCACCGCTGGCGGCACGAAAATCGAGCGTTTCAGCGACAGCGTGCTCGACGCTGACACCAAGGCGCGGCTCGAGCCTTACAAGCTAAAGCTGTTTTTCTGATGAGCTTCATCTATCCCCGAAAGGTCGCGTTTCGACGGCCCGGCGCGCAGCATGGGATCGGTGCGGTCGGTTATGGCGGCCAGACGCCGGATGCCGAAGACGAGATTGTCTGCAGTATTCCGGCCAGCATCCAGGGGCGGCGCGAGGGCACGAACAACCCCGTCGGCCTGCCTGGCGATGCCAAGACTCCGACTTGGTATGTGTTCATCCCTAAGCGCGCGCTCGCACTCGGGGCTGTCGAAAACCGCGATGTCATGATCGACGACCTCGGGCACCGGTATCAGGTGATCCAGCCCTATTGGGACAGCCTCGGTTACCGCCTTACCGTCATAACGCTGGACACCTGAAATGGCCGACATGACGGAGGCCGCCGACGCGGTGGTGCAGGCTATTGCAGGTCTCGCGTACCCCAACGGCACGGCGCAGGCTTCAATCGGAAACTGCCCGATCATGGTCTATCAGGGCTGGCCCGACCCGAACTCGCTATCCGATGATGCGCGCGCGGGCAAGGTCCACGTCTCGGTGTTCCCGCGACCCGGTGGCAAGGTCACGACCGTCATGCTGGGCGATACCGAGTGGGCGGAGATCGACAATAACGGCACCGCTGGCACGGGCGTGCTGGAGGTAAGGCGACAGGCCCGGACCTTGCAGATTACGATCTGGGCCGGGACGCCGAAGCTACGCGATCTGGTCGCCAAGCGGCTCGACGCCGGGCTTGCCCGGATCACGCGATTGGACCTCGACGACGGTTCTCAAGCGATCCTGACCTCGATCGACGAAATTCAGATCGATGCGCAACAGAAGTCCGGCGTCTACCGCCGCGACCTGCTTTATTCGATCAATTACGCCACGACTTACAGCGAGCCGCAGACGACGGTGGCACACCCCGTGCTGACGCTCACCGCTGGCCCGACGCTGATCGCGACCGGTCCCACGATCACCCGCCCTTAAAAGGAACGTCTCATGCTCCGCGTCATCCAGGCGTTCGGCGACCGTGTCGTCGGCGACAGCATCACTGAACCCTCCACCATCGCTGAGATCCTCGAATCCGAACAGGCTGCCTTCGTGGTCACCGTCGATGATCCTGCCCCGCCTGCAAAGCCCAAGCCCGACACCGCCAGCGCCTCGTAAAGGAGCCCCGCAATGCCCGTTTTCCAGCAAGGCGCGATCAATACCAGCGCGCTCTACGTCCCTGACGTTTACACCCAGATCGTCCCGCCGTCCGAGAATTTCATCAACGGGCAGCCGACCAACATCCTCGGCATCGTCGGCACGGCGCAATGGGGGCCCGTCAACGCGCCGACGATCGTCGGTAGCCTGGCCGACTTCGTCCAGAAATTCGGCAACGTGCAAGCCCGGAAATACGATCTGGGCACCGCCGTTTGGGCCGCAGTTCTCAACGGCGCGAACAATATGCGGTGCGTTCGCGTGACCGACGGCACCGACGCCGCAGCGACCGCTGCGATCGGTACGAGCGGCGTGACGATCACCGCGAAATATACCGGCACGCTCGGCAACGCGATTCAGGTCACGCTCGCACCGGGCAGCCAGGCGAATAGCTGGAAAGCGACCGTCACGCTTCCCGGCCTCGTGCCCGAGGTGTTCGACAATATCGCGGCTGGCCTCACCGGCAATGCGGTTTGGGTTGCGATCACCGCTGCGATCAACGCCGGGTCGTCGGGCCTGCGCGGCCCGTCGCAGCTTGTTGTTGCCACCGCCGGTGCCAGCACCACTGCGCCGACTGCGGCAACGACCCCGCTCGCCGGCGGCACAGACGGTGCGACCACGATCACCAGCACGGTTCTGATCGGCCAGGACACGACGCCGCGCAAGGGCATGTACGCGCTGCGCTCGACTGGCGCGTCAGTCGCGATGCTCGCCGATGCCGATGACAGCACGACGTGGACCACGCAGGTCGCGTTCGGCTTGTCCGAAGGTGTCTATATGGTCGCGACGGGGCCGTCGGGCGATACGATCGCCGGTGCCGTCACCGCCAAATCCACTGCCGCGATCGACAGCTACACCATGAAGCTGATGTTCGGGGATTGGTGCTATTTTCAGGACACGGTCAACAATCAGGTTCGCCTGATTTCGCCGCAGGGCTTCGTCGCGGGTCGCCTGTCTGCGCTTTCGCCGGAACAGTCGAGCCTCAACAAACCGCTTTACGGCATTCTGGGCACGCAAAAGAGCTACCAGAACGCGACGTATAGCACCGCCGATCTCCAAACGCTGGCGCAAGCCGGGATCGATGTCATCGCGAATCCGATCCCCGCAGGCGCGCAGTTTGGCGTCCGGCTGGGCTGCAACACGTCGTCCAACGCGGTCATCAACGGCGACAATTACCCGCGCCTGACCAACTATCTCGCCTACACGCTCAACGCGGGAATGGGCATCTACATCGGTCGCCTGCAAAGCCCCACCGCGCGCAACCAAGCGATGGCGACGCTCAATGCCTTCCTCGGCAACCTTTGGCAGCAGGGCATGATCGGCGACGTCTCCGATCCGACCAAACCGCCGTTCTCGGTGCAGATGAACAATGCCAACAACCCGCAGTCGCGCGTTGCTCTGGGCTATCTCCAGGCCGACGTTCGGGTGACCTATCTTTCGGTCATCACCAAGCTGCTGTTGAACGTAGAAGGCGGTCAATCGGTCCGCGTCACCGCGTCGCTGATCTGACGCCGCGCCGCGCCCGTCCCTAGTTTCAGGAGTCCTAAGTCATGCCCCAGAACGGCTATTCGATCGGCCGCGACGTCACCATCGCGGTCATCCTCCCCGACGGCACCCCGCTGCGCCTTGGTAAGGTGACCGGCTTCATGGCGAAGCAGGACACGACCGACCAGCGCATCAAGCCGCTCGACGGCACGACCGACAATCTGCGTTTCTATGATGGCTGGTCCGGCAACTTCAAGCTGGAGCGCCGCGGGCCCGAACTCGACAACTATTTCGAGCAGCTGGAGCGCAACTATTACGCCGGTGCCGATGAGCCGCAGGCGACGATGCAGCAGACCATCGTTGAACCCGGCGGCGGCGTGTCGCAGTTCCGTTACGAGCGGGTGCTGCTCAAGTTCGACGATCCAGGTGAATGGAGCGCCGACAAGTCCGTCAACCAGGCCGTCAGCTTCATGGCTGGCCGCCGCATCAAGCAGGCGTGATCATGACCACCGAAGAAATGCAGAATGCGCCGAGCCCGAGCGCGCTGATCGTGCGCGCGGCCGCCAAGAGTGTCGATGTCACCGACGCGCTCGGGCGAGTAATCTCGCTGCGCAAGCCATCGCCGCTCGCCAATCTGGACTTTGCCAAGGCGGCGGGCAGCGGCAACGGCGGCGAAGCCAATCAAGTCTATCTGGCTGAGGTGTATCATCTCAAATTCGTCGCTGCGATCGATGGCAATCCCGTCGTTACGCCAGGCTCGGAAGGTGAGCTTCGTGCGCTGTATGCGCAGCTCGGCGATGAAGGCAACGAGGCTGCGCAGCGTGGGGTCTATGAAAACTTCATGGTCGATGGCCCCGCCAAGGATGGCACCGTAAAAAACTCCTGAGGGATGCCGATTTGAGCGAGTGCCTGTGGCTCGTTCGAAACGGTATCCCTTTCGATGTCGCGTTTCAGATTGATCCAGAGTTGCGGGCAGCTATGGCTGTGCAATTTTCGATTTTCGAAGGTCGAAAATTCAATCTAAAAACAATGCAATTTGAGGAAGAAGGCTAATTTTTCCAGCACTCGACTCCATGGTCATCCATGAATGTCGGCTGCGTCAAAGCATGTGCGGAGAAAAGTTGACTACGGGCGATGAGCGCGCTTCCCTTTCGCTCGTACAGCAGATTGAGTTCTGTGCTAGACCGATTTGCCTTGGATCGAAGAACCGGGAAGAATTGAAGTTCCCAATCCGTTCTCAAGGTGGAACGCGTAGAAACTTCAGCCGATGTGACAGGATCTACCGATTTAGAGCAGCGGGTGAGAAAATCGAACAAGGTTTGTCCATTAGCCAGCTTAATCTGTTTGGCGAAAAAGAGACCTGAATAAAAATCAGTGCGGTAGAGCGTCATTGACTCGGGGTCATCACGAATATCTGAAGGTGGATTAAAGCGCACTTTTCGGACGTCAGGGTAGGCGGCAAAAATCTTTTGTAGAAACGCAGCATTTTCATCACATTCTTGCGCGGTTTCTGGACACGAGCGATCCGCAAGATGGTCCGCTTCGATTTTTGACACGGGTATTTCGATACGGGCCAAATCGCCGCTTAAATCTCCGTTCTCACTCCCGGTGAACTCTCGGCGGTGCGCGGGGCTAAGCTCGTTTACGGGGTTGAAGAGTGCTTCGTTCGTTTCGGTTTCTGCAACAAGGTCGCAAGCACCGAGCAATAAAACGCCGACTAAGAGCCACGGCCGCATAATTCTCTCCCCGATCGGGGCGCGACGCTACTTCGTCTCAGCGGAAAGTCCAGCCTCCACAAGGCGGCGAACGGCTTCAGATCGACTGATACCGTCCCGCTCTGCGGCAGCGTCAAGCTCGGCCGTCAGTGCAGGCGGGAATCGAACACCAATTAGAGGGTCTTTTCCCGTCGCCGGGCGGCCTCTTTTAGGTTTAACGTTTTTTGTTGACCCGCTCATAAATTGGGTTTAACCCCAAATGCAGAACGGCGCAAGGGACTTGCACTCCCCGCGCCGCTCCTAACCGCAACGACCCTCTAGGAGATCGTCATGGCTTCGAATCTACTACAGTTCCCGGCACGCGCCGCCAACCCTAACGTCGAGCACCTGATCGACTTCCGGTGCTGGGATGATGGCCGCGACATCGGCACAGAATATCACGCGGGAATGTCGGACGTTGATGAGGCCATTTTGCACTGTCGCGGGAGTGCTGCCGAGCTGGCAACGCTAGAGCCGGGGACCGCCGCCTACGAACGATGCGCGTTGAGGCACCGGTGGTGGTCAAAGGAGCTTCGCTATCAAGTCCTCGCCGAGGCCTCGAACGTGGTTGTCCTCTCCTTCGCGTTGAGGACCGCATAATGGCCGCCGCATCGCAAACGTCGCTCAGCGCCTTTGGCGGGGGCGCTGAAACGCACACCATGTCGAGCCGCGAAATCGCAGATCTTTGCGACAAGCGGCACGACAACGTCATGCGCGACATTCGCGAAATGTTGGTGCAACTCCATGGCGAAGGGGGCCTCCTCAAATTTGAGGGCGTCTATCGTGGAGGGAACGGAGAAAGCCGTCCCTGCTTCAATCTCCCCAAACGCGAAACCCTGATCCTCGTATCTGGGTACAAGCTCGAACTCCGCGCCAGGATCATCGATCGCTGGCAGGAACTTGAAGCGGCGGTGCCCGCGTTCGTCCTGCCAAAGGACTTCGCCTCCGCGTTGCGCGCGCTGGCCGACGAAAGCGAGAAATCGGCCGCGCTCGAAGCAAAGGTGCAGGCGGATGCCCCAAAAGTCGCATTTGCCGAACAAGTCGAGGTCGCGCCGGACGCGATCAGCATCAGCCAGGCTGCGAAGCTGCTGGGAACGGGGCGCAACCGGCTTTTACAACGGCTGCGCGAGATGGGCTGGGTAACCCGTGTCGGCGAGCCCTATCAGGACAAAATCACAGCCGGGTTGCTCGACGTCAAAATCGGAAGCTGGGAGCACCCGCAAAAGGGCTTGCAGCGCAGCGTTACTCCGTTGGTCACCGGCAAGGGGTTGGCGCGGCTGCACCGCATTATCAGCCCGTCGGCGATGCCGAACGCCTGACACCTTTGGGCTGGAAATGAAACGGCGGTCCTCTCGGGCCGCCGTTTTTGCATATACGCCGGACGCGAGATCGTGTTAAACCATCTAAATTGGCGATTTGACCGTGGACCTTTCTCTGCTGGAAGCCGCCCTGCACTTCGCCAGCCGCGAGGTCGCTATCCACAAGGCGGGAACCGCAGCGCTGGAGCGCGTCGCAAAGCGCATTGAGGCCACCGCAAAAAGCGAGTTCGGGGTATATCAGCCCGGTGTTGGCCCATTCGGCGCATGGCCGGAACTGGCAGAATCGACGAAAGAAGAACGCGAGCGGCTTGGTTTCACGCCGGACGATCCGCTTCTGCGGACCGGCGGTTTGAGGGATGGCATATCGCACCGCGTAGCCGATCTGGAGGCGGAAATCGGTTCGGATGACGACGTGATGGTTTATCAGGAATTCGGCACCGAACACATTCCGCCGCGACCGGTGCTAGGCCCCGCAGCCGAACGCAATCACGATGTAATCCTGGCAGAGCTGGGCGGCGCGGTGGTCGCCGGCATCATCGGCGGCGACTTGGTGCATCCAAGCCTCGGTTACGACCGTGTGGTGACCAGTTAGCCAGCAAACACCGAGATCATCACGCCAAGCACGAACAAGCCGACGAGCAACCCGGCCAGACCGACGAAGCACAGAAACATCGACACCATCGCCAGCAGGACGGCGTCCCATCCGGTGACGCCCTTGGGCTCTGCGCGGACCGTCCGCCGATAAAGGCTGGGGCGGTCAAACGCTGGGCTCTGATCCGCCAACCACAACTGCAATTTACGGGAGGTTTTCATGTCGATCGAAGCCTACAAGATTGCGGTGAAAGTCTCGCTGGTCGAGAACGTAACGCGCGGTCTCCAGATGATGGCCCGCCATTTCAAGTCGACCGACGCCGATGCGAAAGCCCTTGAAGCACGATTGAAGTCGATCGGCAAGATGGCGGCGATCGGCGGTATCATGACCGGCGCTGGCCTTGGCGGGCTGGCGTTGTTCAAGGGGCCGCTCGAAGAAGCCAAAAAGTACGAAATCTTGCTCGGTCGCCTGCAACAGTTTGGCATGGGCGATGTCGCCATGCGCGACGCGCAAAAGTTCGTCGAAGCGCAACACATCATGGGCGCGTCGCAGCGCGATATGCTGCGCTATTTCATCGAAGCGCAGGGCGTGTTCCGCGAATCCGGTGCCAAGACCGTACCGGAACAGCTTTCGGCCGCGAAAATGGCAGCGCCGATGATGGCGCGCATGACCTTTGCTTCGCGCGGGCTTGACGAACGGTCGCGCGAGGCGACGGAAACCAAGACGATGGACATGCTACGGTTTGTCGAACAGGCGGGAGGGCTGCGCAGCCCCCGACGTTTCGGCGAGCTGCTTGACGCAGGATTTCGCGCGGTGCAATCGTCTGGCGGCAACGTCGATTTCACGCAGTATCGGCAGTTTATGGCGCGGGGCGGATCATCCGCGCTCTCGCTGAGCAACCTTTCGCTTTTCGCCGACTTGGAGCCGATCATCGGCGAAATGAAGGGGAGTACGGCGGGCAACGCCCTGATGACCGCCTTCAACCGTATGAACGGCATTGTTCGCGTACCAAATCAGATCGCGCACGAGCTGGTTAAAAATGGATTGTGGGACGGTTCCAAGATCATCTGGAACAACCAGGGTGGCATCAAGCAGTTCACTGGCAATCCAATGGTAAATGCCCAGCAATTCGGCTCCGATCCCGTCGATTATTACCGCAATCAAGTGCTCCCGATGTACGCTCGTATGGGCATCGATCCGCAACAGCGCGTCATCGAAAACGCGAAGATTTTCGGGCGTACCGGCGGCGCGATGTTCAATCTTATCGACAAGCAACTGCCGACAATCCTTCGGTCGCGAGAGGCATTCAATCGGTCCCGCGGCATCGATCAGAGCTACCGGGCTGCTGGCGGTCGCGCTTCCGGCAAAGAATTTGACCTCGAAAAGCGCGAAGCTGACCTTAAGCTGAAAATCGGGCAGGTCATCTTGCCCTATTATGTAAAAGGGCTCGAAATGGCCCTTGCCGTAATGAACCGCCTAAACGCGTTTATCACGGCCAATCCGACGTTTACAAAAATCGCTGTCGGTGGGTTCGCGCTCGTATCCGTAGCGGCCGTCGTCGGGGGATCGCTGACGTTGCTAACCGCGGGCCTGCGGGGCTTGCTGCTGATCCGCAACCTTGTCCCAGCGTTCCGCGCGGTCGGTGTTGGTCTCTCAATCCTGCGTGGCGGTCTCGGCTATCTGCCGATGCTGTTCCGTTACGTCGTCGCCGCGCTGGGTCCAGTCGGCCTCGCCATCGCCGCCATCGCCACGGTCGGGTGGCTTGTCTATAATAATTGGAAGGAAATTAATTCGGCATTGTTCGCCAATTTCAAAGACATCGGCGACGCGGTTCGAAAACTCTTCAATGGCGACATCATGGGCGCGATCGGGTTATTTGGCCGGGCGTTGCTGCGTAGTTTTCAGACCGTCCTCAACACGGTCATCGCCGGTCTTAACTCGATGACGGGACTCGGCATTGCGAAGTTTACTTTCGCCGATCCCGAACAGCCCGCCGGTAGCAAATTCGTCGCCCCGGCGGCAGACAAAGTCTTTCAGGCCACAAACAACGTCTACCTCGACGGATATCGGATCGCGATGGCGGTCACAAAGCATCAAGCCAAAGAAGCGGCTCGCCCGAACGCTGGATCAACCGGCTTCGATGGGCAGCGCGCGCGCCCGTCACACGCACTGGGTGCGATCCGTTGACCGATACCGTTCTGACGCTTGGCGACTTCCGCTTCGTCCGGTTCGAGATCCCTGAAAGCATCCCGTTCGGCGGCGACCAAAAGCTGATCGTGCACGAGCTGGTGGGCGGGCGGCGCGTCATTGATGCCATGGGCGACGCGCCACTTGCGCTGGAATGGTCCGGCTATCTCGTCGGTGCCTCTGCCCTGCCGCGCGCGCTCTATCTCGATGGTCTGCGCAAGGCAGGCAAGCCGTTGGCGCTGCGCTGGAGCGAACTATCCTACACCGTCTTGGTGAAGTCGTTCCGCCCGAATTATCATCTCGGCTATCGCATCCCGTACCAGATCACCTGCGAGGTCGTGACCGACGAGACGGCACCGGTCACCACGATTACGACCTCCAGCTATGAGCAAGCCGTTGCAGACGATGCCGCTGCGGCGAGCGCGCTGGCGGCACAGGTCGGGCATAGCGGCCTGACCAAGGCGGTCAGCGCGATCACCACGGCGCTGGGCAAAATCAACAAGCTGGCCGCCGCGGCGCAGAGCGAGATCGCCAAGGTGCTGCAACCGATCGCCGACGCTCGGGCACAGGTCGCGATCCTGCTGCAACAGACCGGCGCTACGCTGCAAAGCGTCGGTACGCTGGGCGGACTCGTTCCGGGAAGCCCGATCGCAGGTCAAATCGCCAACTTGACCGGCCAAATTGGAGCAATTGCCGATCAGCCGCGCTTGCTACTGCTGGATCGCACACTCGGGAGGATGTCGACCAATCTCGGGCAGATCAACAGCGGCGTCCGGACGCTGACGACCGGCGGCGGCAACCTCTTCACACTCGCCGCGAACGAATATGGCGACGCGATGGGGTGGACCGCAATCGCGGCGGCCAACAAACTTTCCGACCCGGAGATCACCGGTGTCGCGACGCTGGTCGTGCCGCAGTTTACGAACAACACGGGGGGCGTGCTCGGTGGCTGACATCAATCCCCAGCCAATCACCGGCATCGCTCGCCAGCCGCGTGGCGCAGTGAAACTTGGCGGCACCCTCGTGACCGGGTGGGTGTCGTGGGAGGTCGAGAACAACGTGTTTCGATCCGCCGACACCTTTCGGGTCGTTCTGGCGGTTGCGGACCTGCCCGCCGCGCGCGACGCGGCATGGGTCGCCAGCCAGACCAGCATCGATGTTGAAATTTTCGCAAAAGAATCGCCGACCGATCCTGCGGCATATGTCCCGGTGGCTGCTGATCTGCTGATTTTCGGCCAGGTCGACGACATCGATTACCACCCGGCGCTTGGCAAGATTGAACTCTCGGGCCGCGATCTCACCGCCCGGCTGATCGACACGAAAACGAGCGAGAATTTCAGCAACCAAACCGCCAGCCAAATCGCGATCACCCTCGCTGGCCGCCACGGTTTGACGGCTGCGGTCACGGCCACGACGACCAAGGTGGGAAATTATTACACGCAGGACCATGTCGACCTGAGCCAGGAACAGAGCGAATGGGAGCTGCTGACGAAACTTGCTGATTATGAACAGTTCGACGTGTTCGTGGTCGGCAAAGTGCTGCATTTCCAACCCCGCGCAACGCCTTCCAGCGATCATTACGCGATCGTGTGGACGCCGCCTTCTGCGGATTTCGCCCACCCGAACCTCAATACCACCACGCTTTCGCTCTCACGCAGCCTGACGATTGCCAAAGGCATCACGGTGCAGGTGCGGAGCTGGAACGCGAAACAGAAAAAGGCATTTGTCGCCAGCTATCCCAAATCGGCAAAAGCGGTGAAGCCGGGGCAGTCTGCGGCGCAAACAACCATATGGCATCGTACGATCCCGGGCCTCACGCAGGATCAGGCGACGCAGCGGGCCAAGCAGCTCTACGATCAAATCGTGCAGCACACCGTCAAGCTGGACGCCGACCTGCCAGGCGACGGCTTGCTCGATTGCAGCCGCACGATCGCGGTTCGCGGGACCGGCACTTCGTTCGATCAGATTTACTTTCCGGACAGTATCAAACGGTCAATGAGCATGGACGAGGGCTATCGCATGTCGGTGTCGGCGAAGAACACGACCCCCGACGTGGAGGCCGGCGCATGATGGAAGGCCTGCTTAACCAGGTGCGCCGTGCTGCGACCGAGGCGGGACAGGCGAACGCGACAACCCGCCACGGGACGGTGTCGAGCTATGACCCCGACAACTATGCGGTGAAGGTGTTGATCCAGCCCGAGGGTGTGGTCACCGGCTGGCTACCGCTCAAAGCCGTCTGGATCGGCAATGGTTGGGGCTTCTTTGCGGCCCCATCAATCGGTGATGCGGTGGAGGTCGAGTTTCAGGAAGCCGACGGGGGCGTTGGAAGCGTTGGCTGGCGTTTTTTCAACGACAGCGAGCGGCCCCTGTCGGTGCCGACCGGCGAACTCTGGATCGTCCACAAGCACGGCCAGAGCATCAAGCTCACCACCGACGGCGCGGTAACGCTCGACGACGCGCAGGGCGCGCAGATCAAGCTGAAAGGCGACGGCACGATCAGCAGCGCGGGTAACTGGACGCATAGCGGCACCTTCAAGGCCAATGACATCGAACTGACGACGCACGTCCACAAGAACGTTCAAGCCGGGTCGGCGCTATCGGGAGGTCCGCAGTGAACCTCACCGATCTCGACCACTACATCGGTTCTGACCTTTCCGTTTCCGGCACCGGCGACCTCCAAGGCGCGACGGACACGCTGCGCGGGCAGCAACGCATCCTGCGGCGGCTGCTGACCAATCCCGGCGAATACATCTTCCATCCCGATTACGGCGCTGGGCTCCCGCGATATGTCGGCCAGATCGCCGACACGGCGCAGATCCGTGCACTCGTGCGCGGGCAAGTCCTGCTCGAGGAAGCGGTCGCGCGGTCGCCCGCGCCGGAAATCGATGTGACCGCCATCCCCAGCGCGGCGGGCGGCGGGTTTGCAATCGCCATTCGCTACACCGACGCCGCCTCGGGCCAGCCGGTCACGCTATCCTTTGAAGTGGGGAAATAATGGCTGATCTCCAGACCAAGGATTTCGAGACCCTCGTGCGCGAGCAAGTCGCGGCGATTCAGGGCGGCTCCAGTCGAACTCTGATCGACCTCACGGTCGGGTCAATCCTGCGCGCGGTCGTCGAAGCCTATGCGGCGATCGCTTTGTGGCTTCAGGGGCTCATCCTCAAGCTGCTGGCCGTCACGCGGGCATCGACCTCAACCGGGACCGATCTGGACACGTTTCTCGCAGATTACGGCCTGGAGCGCTTGTCTGCCACGCGCGCCACAGGGCAGGCGTCCTTTTCCCGGTTCACCCCAACGGCACAGGCTGTTGTCCCGATCGGGGCCATCGTTCAAACATCCGACGGGACGCAGCAATACGCAGTCACGATCGACACCACGAACACCGCCTATAACGCCGGGTTCAACGGCTATGTCATTGGCGCAGGCGTGTCCGCAGTCACGGTGCCGATCGCGGCCCTCGCAACCGGCACAGTCGGAAACGCAGCCGTCGGCGGCATCAACACGCTTGGGCAGGCGATTCCCGGCGTGGATACAGTGTCAAACGCGGCAGCGGTCGTGAATGGCGAAGATGCCGAAACCGATATCGCGGCGCGCGCGCGGTTCGTCGACTTTCTCGCCAGCCTCGCCAAAGCGACCCGTGGCGCGATCCGCTACGCGGCTGATTCGGTGCAAAGTGGCATCACGTGCGCGGTCGTCGAAAACGAGAATTATGACGGCACGCCGCACCTCGGCTATTTCTACGCGGTCGTCGATGATGGAAGCGGCACCCCATCATCCGATCTGATCGCGTCAATCGCCAATGCGGTCGACGACGCGCGAGGCTTCACGATCAATTTCGGGGTGTTCGGGCCTACGGTCGTTGTCGCCAATGTCGCCCTGCATCTAACGCTCGCACCGGGCTTTCTAAGCGGGCCCGTCATCGCAGCGGTTGATGCGGCGATCACCGCCTATATTCGCGGCCTTCCGCTGGGCGGCGCGCTGATCTGGTCGCGGCTGATTCAGGTCGCGTATGATGCAACGCCGGGGGTGGCCAATGTCTCGTCGCTGTTGCTCAACGGCACGACGGCCGATATCACCGCGACCGCCAAGCAAGTCGTAAAACCCGGTTCGATCACGGCGACCGTATAATGGCGACCGGCGACCGTTCCGATCAGCTACGACGCCTCAAGGCGCTTCTGCCGCGCTGGTTCGGCGATCGTTCCGCGACGCTGGACGCGCTGCTGAGCGGCTTCGCTTATGTCCAGGCGTTCCTCTTTGACTTGACCGCCTATGCCAAGCTGCAAACGCGGGTACGGACCGCGACCGGCGGCTGGCTGGATCTGATCTCGTCCGACTTTTTCGGCAATGCCCTGCCCCGCCTTGCCGGACAAAGCGACTCGTCCTTTCGAACGCGGATCATCATCAACCTGTTTCGCAAACGCGGCACCAGAGCGGCGGTCGTCGCTGTGCTGGAGGATCTGACCGGGCGAACCCCGACCATTTTCGAACCGCTTCGCGTGGCCGACACGGGGGCCTATGCGATCCCGACCTCGGGTTACGGCGTGGCGGCCCGCTATGGTTCGGCGCTGTTGCCCTACCAAGGCTTCGTGATCGCCTATCGCCCGCTTGGAAGCGGCATCCCGTATGTTGCCGGTTACGGCATACCGACGGGTGCCTATAGCACGCCATCGCGGTCCGCATACGCCTCCCTTGGGGATGCGCTCGACGGAATCAGCGACGCCGACATCTATGCCGCAATCGACAGCGTCAAAGTCGCTGGCACCGTCGCATGGACGCGCATCGTCAACTGATCAACACTGCCCCGAACCGAATACCCCGCCCGCCTCGTGCGGGCTTTTTCTTGACCGGAGAATATCATGGCCGACCGGATTATCGTCTATCCCGGTGCGATTCCGCTCGAAACCGATCTGTTGCGCTCGGAGCGCAACATGATGGTCGCGTTGTCGGGCATGGCGAAGGCGCTGTTCGGGTCATCGACGATCGTCAACGGATTGTCCTGTACGCCGACGTCGCCAGCTTCGATGCAAGTCGCGGTCGGTCCGGGCGAAATCTATTCGCAAGCCAATCTCGATGACACCGCGTTCAGCTCGCTTTCCCCCGACACCGTCCACCAGATCATGAAGCAAGGCATTGCGCTTGATCCGGTCAATCTGTCCTGCCCGGCCCCAAGCACGAGCGGCTACAGCATCAATTATCTAATCGAGGCGAAGTTCGTCGAAACCGACACCGACGCGGTCACCCTGCCCTATTACAACGCCAGCAACCCGAGCACCGCCTATAGCGGCCCGGCCAATAGCGGCGCGTCACAGCCGACCGCGCGCAAAGGCGCGATTTCCGTCTTGGCCAAGGCGGGCGTCGCTGCATCGACCGGTTCGCAAACGACCCCGGCGGCCGACGCGGGGTATACCGGACTCTGGGTCGTCACCGTCGCCAACGGGGCGTCGACCATTACGTCCGGCAATATCGCGGTCCTGGCTGGTGCGCCCTTCGTGCCGACCGGCGGCATCGTCGGTTCGATCAGCGCAACGGCATATGCTTCGCGCGCGGAAGGTTATGCCGGGACGGCTACCGGCAAGGCAGTTTCGCCCGATGTTATGGCCCAAGCGGTGCAATCGGGCGGATTTCTTTACGCGCCAGCAGGCGGCACTGCGAATGCCCTCACCGTTGCCCTGACCCCATCCCCAGCCGCCCTCGTCGCCGGTATGGAGGTGCTGGTCAATATCGCGGCTACCAACACCGGATCAGCGACCCTCAACGTCAACGCTTTGGGTGCCAAGGCGATCATTGCTGGCGGAACGGCGCTGCCAGCGGGCGCACTGCGCGCCGGGCAGATCTACGCGTTCATCTATGACGGGTCGTCCTGGCAACTCCAGTCGCCCACGCTTCAGGGGATCGTGTCCTATTCGCTTGGTGTCAACGGGTACGAAGTTTGGTCGCACGGCGTGATCGAGCAATGGGGCGAAACGACGGTCAATTCGACCTCGGAAAACACCTATCCGGTCTCGTTTCCAACTTCATTCGCCAACTCGGTCTGGAACGTGATCGGCAACGGTACGGTCTACAACCCCACGATCTACGCCGATTTGTTCGTGCAGCCGGTCAAATCGTCGGTTTCCCTATCAGGGCTGTATTTCCAGACGCAGCTTTCGGCCGGGGGAAATGCGAGCGGTGGCATCGCGACCATCATGTGGCGGGCAAAGGGCAATTGATGCCCCGGCGTAATCACGAAATCACAGGAGTATCGGCATGAGTGGTCGCGCGCCTTACTTTGGACCGAGTGGCGATTGCCGTATTGCAGCGGGCGAAATCCTGAACGTCAAAGTCACCATTCGGGAATCGCGAGACGGCGCTGACCTGGACGTCACGGGACGCACCTTTGCCCTAAGCATCTACCGCGGATTGGACGAGGGTGAGATCTATAGCACCTCAGCCGTTGGCGTTGGTACGAGCGCCATTTTGTCAGCCGACGGCGATACCACTCGTGGCTGGCGCGACCAATATCAAGGCGTTCCGCTCCGCATCATGGTGGTGGAGCTTTTCGACGGAGGGTTTTCAACACTATCCGATGGCGGATTGAACGTCGTCGCGGCATCGCGCAGCCTCGTACCCGGCAACAATCAGCCGACCGACACCGGTCCGGTTGTCCAAATCGTCTTCGTGGAAGCGTCAAACCAATCGCTGTTTTTGGCGATTGGGGCCCCAGGCCGCCCAGGAGCTGATGCGCCCGTAAATTCATTGACGATCGGCACTGTATCAGCGCTCCCGCCAGGGGGGACGCCGACAGTCAGCATTACGGGTGCAGCGCCGTCGCAAACATTGAACTTCGGCATTCCTATCGGCGGGTTTTCGCCGTCCGATGTCTACGCGATTGTCGATGATCGCCTCGCACAGGCCCATGAATCTCTCGACTCGAGCATCAACCAAGCAAGCACCGAAGCGCAACACGCGGCAACTGAGGCGCAGAGCGCCGCGACCGAAGCCGCGAGAGCAAGCGCCGCCGTATCCAGCCTTCAGAACGCAGTCGACGGTGTGAACTACCGCGACGACGGGACGTGGGATTTTTCTTTCACCTATGACGATGGAGCTTGGAGCTAATGCCAAGGCGTATTCTTCCGCATGCCCCGCGCGCGGCCTTTTCATCTACAGTGCTCAACATAGGCGAGGTCGTTGTAGCCGAAGGAGATTTAGACGTTTTCTTTGGGAACGGCGTAACACCGGGAGGTGTGTCCGTTTTGGAAACAGCAATTTCTGCGTCTGGCGCGGGCCTTGTTCGGTACGCGAGTGTCGCCGAGATGAACGCCGACACCAGCAGGCCCGCAGGCACCCTCGCATATGTCTATTCCAACAATGGCAGCGCAACCGATGCGGCCAACGGTGTATACCAATACACCACATCGTGGGTTCCAGCGCCCTGGTATTTTAATGCTGTTGCAGCGGTAGTTCAGCCGCTCGTCGATGCGGCGCAAACGAGCGCTGAAGTCGCACAGGCCGCGACAACAAATCTCGCATCGGCAATCAACCCGGTGTCGCAGGCGACCGCCCTTGCGCGCAGCGACCTGTTCGGCCTGCCGCGCGTCAATGATGACTTTTCCAGCCACACCTTTGGCGGCCTGACCTTCGCCGCGCTCGGTTCCGCGCTTGGAGCCCGCGTAGATGGTTTTGAGACGTGGCTTTCGACATCTGCAGCTGCCGTCGCGCTTACCGTCGATCTGTACAGTCGCTCCGCAACGGGCGCGGTTGATGATGGCGGCGGCCACAGCGGTGACGTTCTGATCGCCAGTGAGCGGCTGCAAATTTGCGATCTGGTGGCGAACTTCGCGCGCGACGGGACAATCAACCGGGTGCCCGTCACGTTTCTGCGGAGCTTTGTTCCCGACGCCACCAAGCTCTACCTGATCGTGGTCAAAATGCTCGATGCGAGCGGCGCTCCCGTTGGCTTTGGCGCGTCGCGCGCAACCGGACCGCTCCCCGGTGAC